TCAGGATTTCCAGGTTGCAAGCTCATACCAGGTCATTCCGGTGGCTGCCGCATCGCCCCATGTATCCAGTCTTTGGGCCAGTTCTCCCCAGCTGTTGTACCAGAAGAGATAGGTGACCTCCAGATGGCAGGGCAGTATGTCCTCCACGATGGCGCGGATCTCCTCAAAGGCGGCGGGTATGCCCGGCGTGTTGGGGAAGGAGATCTCCACATAGCCGGGGCGGTCGCCCTCGGCGGCCCGTGCCCGGATACCACAGCCGGAGATGGTGTCGTTGACGGCGGACAGGGTGAAGCTGTCTCCGCCAATGCGCAGCAGGGCGGCGAGGGCCTCGCGGCGTTCCTGTACCGTTTCGCTGACAGGGCGGTAGGGGAGCAGGGTTTCCACCCTGTCCAGACCGTCGCCCGCCGCGGTGGCAAGGTTCATTTCCCTTGCCAGTCGCTCCAGATCTTCCAGACCGAGGTCAAGGCCCATGCCGTAGGCGGCAAGCTCTCCCCGGTTGACCGAAGCCGCGCCCAGATTGTAGACCCCCAGCGGGCGCAGGAGCCGGATCAGATATTCCTCATGCCCCATGCGTTACCCCTCCGTAATATCCAGCGTACCCAGACAGGGGAGGGTGACGCTGTCCACGGTCAGGTCGCCGCCTTCGACGGTCACAGCGCAGTTGGCAACACCCTCCACCCCAAAAATCAGCGCGGTCAGCTCGGCCTGCAGCACGGGACAGCCCAACAGCCGTCCGGTGAAGCGGCTCTCCACCGCATTTCTGACGGACTGCGAAATTTCCTCAAAGGTGTACCCGTTCTTTGGGGTGAGAACGGCGGAGATATTCACCGCGGCTTCGGTGGGAGCGGATATCGAAACATCCACCGCGATCTCACGGATCTGCTCAAAGTATGCGCGGATCTCCTCAAGCAGTTCGGCATCGGGAATGCCGCTGTGGGAGGTGACCACCACGTCCACAGTGCCCGCACCCCGGTTGCGGGGAAGGACGGTGGCGGCGGCAACGCCGTCAAAGGACATGGCCGCCTGCTGATAGAAAGCCGCATTTGCGCCGTTGGACAGGCGGCTGTAGGTGTCCAGAACGCGCTGACGCAGGGACTCGTCATCCTCCTCATCCTGTCCGCCGGTCATGGGTTCGGGGTTGGTGCAGGCCGTAACGCCGGAGGGGGGCAGGGCCAGATAGATGATGCGCCCCGCCGCTACGTTGTGTGCCGCGCCCGGCTCGGCGGCCTCCACAGGCAGGTCGATTTGCGTTTCGCCCATGGGGATGACACCGTCCTGCGTGGTCATGTACCGCAGACCCTCGGCGGTCATGCATACTGTGCCGACGGGTATGACCGCGTCGGCACTGCGCTCCTCTCCGGCAAAGAACCGGACGGTGCCGGAAGCCTTCACCGCCTTTTTCCGGCTGATGCTCCGGGTGGCGGCGTGGAGATCCAGACTGCCGCCCGTTGCCGTCTGGGGGAAGCACTGCTGCTGCGTCCACTCCACCTGTCTGTACAGGCCGAACAGCTGTGCCGCCACCGCGTAAAAGCGGACGGAAAGCTCGCTGTTTCCGCTGACGGACAGTCCGGTGCGCTGCTGAAATTCTCCCGAAAGTTCCTGATATATCTCATCAATGGTCATCAAACTGATTCCTCCAATTCCACGCTCAGCGCCTCACCCTGCCGGATCAGATCCACCCGGATATTCAAGCCGGTTTCCGTTGGGGTGACGCGGGCGTTTTCCACGGTGACACCGGTGAGGTCTGCCAGAGCCTCCGCCGCGTACTGACGCGCCAGAGCGGCCCGCTGGGAGGGTTTGGCAGAGGGGAGAAGATACATTCTGCTGCCCAGCTCCGGCAGCAGGGCGAAGCCGCCCCGCCGTGCGGTCAGACGGAACAGAATGTCGTTCAGAATGTCGTTTCCGCCCTCCGCCGACGCAATGCTGCCCGCGCCGTCAGGCATATAGTCCTTGTGCTCCATCAATATGCTCAAGTCGATCCCTCCATCACCTGTCTGATGTATTCATCCAGCGGAATGCCGTTTACAGTGATTTCTCCCGCCAGATCAAGGTGCCCCGCTTTCAGCTGCGCTTCGGCGGGAATACCGCCGCCGCACACCCCCACGATACAGGGCCTTTCGCCTTCGCCCTTGATGACCAGCACCCGGTCACCCACGGAGGGGGACCAGCGGTATCCGCCGGGGGTACACAAGCCGGGATCACGCACCTCGCTGTCCAGCTGTACCGCCAGAACTTTGCCGGCCATGGTGACCACGCCGGTCTGACCTTCCCCGTGGGAGGGGGGATGTTTCTGTTGTCCGCTCAGCCACAAGGCCGATCACTCCTTCTAAATCATAATATCCGGCTCGCCCAGCTCCAGCAGAGTGGACAAGCCTGCGCCATCGCAGGATACCTCCGTACGCACCACGCGGTAGCGTCCGTTTGCACCGAAACCGCCACGCTGCACCTCCACGATCTCTCCCGGCCATGCGGGAAAGGCGGCAGCCAGCGTTATGCTCAGCCGCACACGCTCGTTTTGGGAGGCTTTCAGCTGATAGTCCGCTGTGTGGCGCAGGGTACCCTGCCTTGTGTCGTTGGGAACGGTGATGATCCTGCGGGCGCAGCCGCCCTGAGCAGTAAATTTTTCGTTCTCTGCCCAGTGGACGAGTCTGGTGGAGGGCTGTCGCACAGCCACCCGGCTGAGTACGCCGTACCGCTGTTCACGGTATGTCCACTCCGTTACCGGGGATTTGTCATCCACGGTGAGTACAACAGAATCGCTGTGCTTTTCCAGCACCAGCCTGCCCATCCTGTCAAAACGGGGAATAGTGCCGCTGGGGTAGCAGGTGAAGTTGTAAAGGGCGCTCCATTCGCTGACGCCGCTGCTGACGAAATAGTCGGCCACCGGAGGCAGAAAGGGAGTGCCCACCACTTCGATTCCGTAGGGGGTCACATGGGCGTACAGAATATCGGTGAGGGTGGCCCGCTGGTACCGGGCGGGGAAGGCCTCGTTGTCCAGCAGGCGGGCGGCCATGCCGCGACCGCTCACCTCCAGATAAAGCCCGCCCTCTCCGCACACGCAGGCATATTCGTCCACCACGCCGGTGAATACCCGCTCTCCGTTCCACTCGGCGTGGAAGAGGGCGGCGCCGCTCAGCTCCTTCTCCCGTCCCTGATCCCACGGGCAGCGTATGTAAAAGCTGTCGCAGGGGAGCCCGGTGCCGTAGGAAAAGCTCCACTGTGTGGCGGCGGGCAGCTCCAGACAGCTGCTGTCATTTCGAATCACACGGCAAGCGATCATGTCAGTCTCACCTTCTGTCCCACGGTAATGAGGTTGGGGTTGCGGATGTCGGGGTTGAGTGCCAGTACCTGTTCCACCATCATGCCGTGGCGTTTGGCGATGGCCCACAGGGTCTCGCCCTGTGCTACGGTGTACCAGCCTGTGCCGCCTGCGGCATTTTTGGCTGTGCTGCCGCCTGCCGCTGTGCTGTTCAGCACCTCCCAGAACTCAAAAGCGTATCTGACATAGTCGCTGCGGGGTTCCTGCTTCAGCTCCAGACCCACAAACCAGACTGTGGTGGACATCCATACGGGATGCACCAGCGTGCCGGGGGTATCGTCGTAGAACAGGGAGGCCAGCTCCTTGAATTGGTCGTAGGCCTTCTCGCCCACAAACTCGCCCTCGCCGCGGAAGACCCGTCGGGTCTGCCCCAGATTCTGCAGAGTGTGACGGCCGAAAGGTATCTTGTGCAGGGCCATTTTCCGTTCGTAGGAAATGGTATATACAGTAGGGTTGTGGGGCCAGACAAAGGTCTTGAACCGCATGGGGGAAAGATTCATTCTGCCCACCTCCTGTCAATATAGGTTCATGCCGCCGTCAAAGCGGCGGCTGTCGCGGCGGACGGTACGGTCCAGCTCCCGGGCGGTGAGTCCGGCAGGAGTGCTGTCAGGCTCCCGCACCGTAATGATTCGTTCCTGTTCCGCCGCCGAAACGCCTGCCACACCCGCCAGCGCCGTGCGGCTGACAGCCTCCTCCGTCCGGCGGTACAGCAGGGGCAATCCGCTGTCCGGAAGGGAAATCGGTCCCGCTCCGCTTCTGCGTGCCGCCTGTTCCGGTATGTCCATCAGAAACTCCTGTCTGCCCTGCAAAAGGGCGGGCAGCAGGGGGATGTATGCCGCGGACAGCGGGATGTCAGCGGGTTCAGCCGCCGCATGTTCTTCCTCACCCTGCCGCAGGGGAAGGGCGAAGGAGTGGGGGATGAGGGATTGGGGCAGTTCCTCCCCGGTTTCCCCGGCGGCGGTGACCAAACCCAGAATGTATTCCAGCCAATCAAGCACTGCCGTTCTCTCCTCTCAATGTCCGGAAGCGCTCCGGGTCAAATGCCGTATTCTCTCCCCAGTTTCCTCTGTCCTCGCCGCAGACGGGGCAGCTGTCCGCCTCCGCCTGCTGGCGGCAGCGGGGACAGAGCCTGTTCAGCTCTTCCTCCCGGTCGAGGGCAAGGTTGAGGGCGCACCAGAGATAGTCACGGTCGGTCATTTTTCTTGCCCGTTCCTCCGTGGGCAGCGCGCCGAAAGCGCGGAGCACACGCCATTGAAGGCGCGCGTAAGGCGCGTGCTCCAGACTTTTTTTCGCCGCTGGGTCTCCTCTTCGCCGTCCAGCGGGGAGGGATTGCAGGTTCTGTTGAACTCGCCCCATTGATCCGCAAGGCGGACAATGTCCTCCACCCGCAGCGCCTTCAGCACAGCCTTTCCGTCGGGATAGACGGGCTTGCCGTTCCGCTCAAGGGCCCGGGCGATGAGGCAGGCGTTGGAACACAGCGCACGCTCAAGACCGTCCTGCGCCAGTTGGGCGCTCTCCTCCCGCAATTGCAGGATCTCCCACGCAGCGAGCAGCCGCAGCTCACCCTCCGCCACAGGGCAGCGCTCCCGCGCTGCCCAAAAAATCGGCTCGGCCATATCAGACCCTGCTTTCCATGCGGCTCTTTGCCACCAGCGTCAGCTTTTCCGCCACATTGTCATGCAGCTTCGCGCTCTCCTCGATGGTGCTCCACTGGCAGTCGGAGTAGATCACCCTGCGGTCGGGCTTGCAGATGACCAGAGAGAAATTCTTCAAACCGTAGAAATTCAGTCCGTCTGCGATGGCGGAGTCGGTGGCGTACAGGCGGGTCAGCTCCACCACGTGCTTCTGGGGACCCTCCACCGTGGCCACAGGTTCGTCCTCGCCGAAGGCCTCCACCGTGGAGGAGGTGCGGGTGCTCTTGCAGGAATAGCTCTGCACCACGGCAACTTTTTTTCCGTTCAGTTCCAGCCAGATGTCACAGCTGGTGGGGATGGCGGTCATACCAATGCTCATGCTTCATTCCCTCCTCAAACTGTGATGTGGGCGGACAGCCAGATCTGATTCAGACCGTGGGTGACGGTGAAGGCAAACTCCACCAGACACACGGTGGGATCGGTCTCGGAGGGTGTGACGGTCACATCCTCGTAGCTGTCGATGATCTCGCGGTTGACGCGGCTTTGCAGCTCCATCACCACCTGAGAGCGGATGGCGCCTCTGGTCTGTTCGGTGTTCTTGACACGGCTGAATCGGCTGCGAAGAGCGCTGCGGATGCCGGGAATCACCTCATCCGCCACCAGAATGGTGGTCAGCTCACGCCATGTGGCATCGGCAGCGCCGCCGGTGGTGGTGCGGGTGGTGACGGCGCGCACGATGGAGCCGCTGCCGCCCATGGGTTCCAGAGGGGTGATGCCGCCCCGCACCAGCAGGTCGATGTCGCCGTCCTCGTAGACGGCAGACAGACCGCCGATGTCACGCAGCTCCACCCCGTTGAGGGGGAGGGCAGGGTCGGCATTGCCCGCAATGGCGCCTGCCACAGCGGCGGCGCAGGCGGTGCCGTCGCCGCCGGATACGGGGGGAGCCACCAGCACCACGCGCTCGTGGTTGAGGGCGGCGGCGCGGGCGATGAGGTCGTCCACGCTCTCGTCCTTCGCGCCCGCCACCACAGCAATGCGCTCTTTGCGGGCTTCAGAACAGGTCTGCACCATGTCGCGCAGAGCCTGCTGAACGGTGAGCTCGGTGCTGTCGCAGATGACCACAGCCACATCGGCGATGGCGGCGGCAATCTCAAAGGCGGCGGTGTAATCCCCGCCCTCGGGGATGCCGTACACCAGACCCGCGCCGTTTTTCAGGGCCAGACGGGCCAGCTTGCTGAGGGCACACACACCCACATCGGCCACCGCGCGGCTGTAGCTCACCCATGTGTAGGGGCCACCGGTGTGTGTGCCTCCATTGGCCACAATGCATACCGCACCGCCGCCGGAGGCGGCAGCGGTGAGGGAAGAGGCGTCATAGGAGGAGTAAACTCCCGGCCTCTCGTGAGTTGTAATTTCGCTCATATCCTGCTTCCTTTCACTTCAAAGTCAACGAATGTGCCGGAGTCGTCCACCACGGCCACCATCCAGCCCTTGCAGACGCAGCTGACGGGCATACGGTACAGCCCGTCCCGCTCCAGAAATTCCACCTGTCCCGTCTGCATCTCGCGGACGGAAAGACCGCTGACGGTGCGGCAGGCGAGCGCCTCCGCCATCACAGCGGCAGCCTCCTGACAGGCACTCTCGCCGCCGTTTCGTGGGGCGTACAGGTCAAGGGAAAAGGTCAGCTCCACCGCCTTGCCGTACAGCTCGTCCATATTCCCCGTGTCGGGGTTTTCCCGCTGACCGAGATAGTCCCGAAAGCCCCCCGCGGCGCATACCACGCGGCTGAGGGATACGGCGGCCACTGGCCCGTCCCAGTTTTTGCGTGCGGCGGGGTCCATGGCGGTGACGGCGTGGAGACCGTACTCCCGCAGCAGGGCAACGATGTCCTGCCGCAGGGCATTCAGCGCCCCCGTCATACGCCTGCCTCCTCAGCGGGACGCAGGGCCATCCACAGGTGGGTGGTCTTGCCGCCCACCCATACGGGGCGCACCGTCATGACCTCATAGCTGCTGCCGCCCCATGACACATAGCCGTCCTCGCCCATGCCGCTGATGGGCAGCTCAGGGACCGCCAGACAGAGAAAGCGGTCCTTGCGGTAGCTGCCCAGCGCACCCGCGGTGTACTGCCAGTCCGCCTCGGTCATGGGCTGTACGATGGCCATGCCGCCGCCCTGTTCGGTGCCGTTTTTGTCGTAACAGGTCATCTTCTGCCCGTAGGCTTTGATGACCCATGCAAATGCGTCGGTCATCCTCTCACCCCCTGAAATACAAAGGATCTATCTTTCAGCCACGGGGACATCAGCTCCATGGCCTGTTTCTCCAGCCGCCCGCCGTTTCCGTCCATGCGGACGGTCATGTCGCCTGCGGACAGGGATGTCACGCCCCGTCCGCCCTGCAGCCACTCCATGACCAGCCATGCCGCCGCAGGCAGGTATTCCTCGGCACAGTCTTCGGCGGTGATGCCGTCGGCTAACATACCGTCCAGCTTTTTGCAGGCGGCGTCGCACAGGGTGTCCAGCGCTTCGGCGTCAACCCCTGTCTGACACAGGGCGGACACCAGCTTGATGATCTCTTCCTTCATGACCCACCTCAAATCAGAAAAGCGGTGTCGGTCTCGCGGACTTCATTCTCGTCCTCGCCGTAGCTCAGCTGGGTCACGGGTTTGAGCATCTCATCCACCTTGCCGCGGTACAGCTTGGCCAGACCGAGAAGCTCGCCCTCGTCCAGCTTGTCCGCAATACGCACCAGCAGGTCGTGCTCGGCCTCAGGCTGGGCGATGCCTGCCAGACGAACCACCTCGCGGCGAAGACTCTTGAGGTAACGGCGGCCCATGCGGGCCTCCTCATCCATGCGCTGACCTGCGCTCTTGACCACGCCCGCCTTGCGCTGGGCGGGAACTGCCACAAAAGACCACTCGTAGGCGTCTTTCGCACCCTTGAGCACGCCGTGGCACAGCTGTCCGTTGTATTCCTCGCCCTTTTCGTGGGCGCACTCGCCCAGCTCCTGTCCGCAGACGGAGCAGAGCACCTGTTCCACCGCACAGCCCACGCTGACCTCACGCTTGATGCCGCCGTCGATCTCGGCGATGAGGGTGTCGTTCTCCTCGGTGCGCATCATGTAGGCCCAGCCTTTCAGCCAGCAGTAGGGTCTGTCGTCGGCGGTGAGGGAGGCCTCACGCACCACCTCGGTGCGGTAGATGCGGGCGGCCTGTCCGCGGGCGGACCACTGGTGGTCAAACACACCCGATACGCCCACAAACAGCTTGCTCAGCTCCTCCAGCGTATCCTCGTCAAAGCACTCGAAGTCGCGGTCGATCTCGTTGTCGCACAGGCGCACCGCAAAGGTGTAGACCTCGTCGGCTTTCAGCGCCCTGCGGGTGAGGGCGTTGATCAGTTCCAGATCGTTCTCGCCGATCTGTTCAGCGGCTTTCACTTCCGCTTCCTTGCAAATATCCATCTCGTTCACTCCTCTCCGCTTTCCAGCGCCGCGGTCTGGGCGCGGTACAGCGCGGCTTTCGCCATGGTCTCCTCGTCCTGAAGATTGACCGTATCCCACATGACCTCCATGCCCCTGTCATAGCCGTTCAGCCGCAGCCACAGGGAGCAGATACGCTCCACCACGGGAGTCAGTCCGCGGCGGATGGCGTCGATCTCGCTGGTCATGATGTCGGCCTGCTGGCTGCTCATGCGTTCGGTGGAGGACCAGCTCAATCCCAGCAGGAAGGGCGGTATGCCCGTTCTTGCCACCAGCTGTTCCAGAATCTGACGCACAGGAACTTCGCTGTCCAGAATCTGGTTGTCCGCGCCGATGACACGGATTTCCACATCGCCCGAGGCCACGAAGTCACGCACCGCGCCTTCGCGCCCACTTTGCATGGCAGCCGACCACTCCTGCGCCACCCGCCTGCAGCGCTCCTCCGCCATGCCGTCGTTTTCGCCCTTGCATACCACTGCGAAGCGCACATTGCCCACTCGCTCCCAGTTCAGGCCGATGGCCTGCCAGATCTTCAGTAGGATCTCGGTGAGGAAAGGCATGGAGCGCAGCATGGACACGCCGTAGGGGTTGTCCGCCTCGGGCTGAAAGGGGGTAAACAGCAGCAAATCCTGACGGGGGAGGGGTCGGACAGTGCCGTCCGACCCTCTGGCACACAGAGCAAACTCCAGCGGATTGTTCCCCTCTTTGATCTCAATGCGGCTGACGTTGCCGCAGAGAACGGCGGCGATGTCCCTGCCGCTGCGGTGGGGGACGATCTCGCCCACCGCCCGTCCGCAGGTCAGCATGGAGTCCAGATAGCTGTCCAGAAAGGACTGAATGCCCATCTGTCCGCGACCTGTGGGGACGGTGCGCAGGAAGTTGTCCATGCCCGCCTGGGCGCGCTTGTCCGCGCACTTTACGCTGACGCCGCCGCACAGGCGCACCAGCTTGGCGAGGGCGGCATCCACCACAGGCACCGCCTCGCGGATGGCACGGTAGAGCTCGATCTCGCCGTTTCGCAGGGGAACATAGCCGTCCAGCGCCCCAAAGGGGTGACGCTGCGCGTCCCGGATCTGAACGGTGCCCGCAGCGGGCGCCGTTTTATTTCCGCGTTTCAGAAGACCCACGGTCTTCACCCCCTGTGCTTAAACTGCCAGCACGGCGCTGGCGTCCTCAAAGATCTTGGCGTAGCCGGAGATGGTGGTGATGGCGGCGCGCTCCAGCTGGCGGTCGATGATCTTGTCGTATTCCACCATCACGTCGCCTGCCTTGACCATCTCCAGAGCGTAGTTCTTGTCCAGACCGATGATCTTGCCCTCGGGCACGGCGGAGCAGCGCAGCACCTTGGCGCCCATGGGAGTGATCAGCTTGCCGGTGCCGTGGAAATCCAGACCGGCGGCGGCGTCCTGCATCTGGGGCAGGGAGAGCAGCTTCATCATGGTGTCGCCGCCCACCAGCATGGTGTTGAGCTGATAGGGCTCGAAGCCGTTCCAGAACTTCAGCAGGTCGTCATAGGTCAGAGTGCCTGCGGCGGAAACATTGGTGACGGCGGCAGGATTGTTGTTGCCGTCGCCGTTCAGAATGACGTTGACGGCGTCCTCCAGATGCATCTTGCCGATCTGTGCGCCGATCTGACGCAGGGTGACGGAGAACAGATCCAGCTTCTGGAAGCGGATGGCCTCGTAGGAGGCAACCAGCATGCGGCCGCGCTTGTTCAGCTTCACCAGAGCGTCACGGGTCTTGACGGTGGTCTGGGGAATAGCGGCGCCCTCGGCCACGTGCTTCAGCTTCTTCTCGTCCTCGGGGACGGAGGTGATGGAGCGGTAGTCCATGCCCTCAATGCGGGTCTCGGTGGCGGTAATGTCGGGGAGGATGTTGGCCTCTTCCATGCCGACTTTGACGGCGCGGGCGATGTACTCGGGGAACAGGACGGAGGACTGGGTGGTGGCAAAGAACTTGTCCACCACGTCGGAGCCTGCGCCCTTCACCTTGATGTCAAAACGCTTGAGCTGACGCTGGAAAGCGTCCAGACCCTCCAGAGCGGTGCCCTTGTACTGCTCGCTGGGATCCATCTTCTCCAGTACCTGAGTAAAGGAGCGGCCGCCCTCGTGGTACATGCCCTTTTCCAGCTTGATGTTTTCGAACTGATAAGCCATGTTGCTCATCCTCCTTTTTACAGCTTGATGACAGCGGTGCTGTCAGCGGTGTTGACGGATACGATCAGGCAGCCCAGACCGCCGCTGGTGACGGTCTTGATCTTGCCGTTGCCGTCCACACCGACGGTGGCATGACCGATGGCGGGGGCAGTGCCGGAATAGCCCACCTTGGCCATGCCGGAGATCTGAACGGCGGCCATGCCGTTCTTGGTGCTCAGCACCATGCCGCAGGGGGCGTCGCCCGCCTTGCCCAGACCCACGGTGCTGTCTGCGGTCAGAGCCACAGCCATGCCGGGCTGCAGGCCCTCAGCGGCAGCAAAGGTAGCTGCCACCTGACCGATGCCTTCGAAAGAAAATTCCATTCTTCCTTCTCCTCTCATGTTGTGTATTGAAAAACCCCGAAGGGGAATTTCTTTGCTTGTTGCTCCGCAAGGGTTACTTTTGTTATCAGACAAAAGTAACCAAAAGCTGACTTAGGGGCGAAAATTGGGATGCATTTTCAATGCAAACAATTTTCCCCCTAAGAACCCCCGTTTTACGGGAGTGCCGCACTGGGGTGCGCTGTTCCCTTTCCGGCGTGGGGTAACATGAATTGACTCAGCGCCTATGCCGCTTGCGCTTCGTGCGTACTGTGTTTCGGTGCGGACTTTCGGCCGACACACGCCTGCTCAGGCGCTGTTGTTGGTGTGCTTGGTGTTCTACCGACGGAAATGTGCGGCAGCGAGTACGGAGGCACCAGACAATCGTCTTACCCCTGCGCCGATCGGCTACGCTGATTTCCAAAGGACTTGCCGAAAGGAAGTCCTTAGAAACCTTGGTTTCTAAGCCAACTTTTGGTTTCTTTTGTTTGGTGACAAAAGAAACCGCCGCCGCGCGTAGCGGCGCTTTCGTCCCCGCCGCGCGGCCCAGCGGAGCGTTCCCCCCGTCCCGCCGCAGCGAAAACCTAAAATCTCCCTCTTTCCACAACAGTCGCCGCCAGCGGCTCGCTCTTCTCCAGACTCATGACAAAATATCTGATTTCGTCCATGGCGTGATCGTGTTCTTTTACCACCTTGTCCTGCCCCGACTTCAGATCCCAGCAGTACATGGAAAACTCCCGCGCCGCCGCGTCGCACCCTTTGCAGATGACGACCGTGCCCTTTTGCAGGGCCTGTGCCGTCCGCCGAATGCCCTCCAGCACACGGTTGTCCGCCTTTTGGACTGTCCAGCCTTCCCGCCGCAATGCCTCAATAAAGCTGGCCGCCGACGGGTCAACAATGACCGCTTCCACTCTGCGCCCGCCCGCCAGCCGCTTCAGATCCTCCGCATACTCGCTGTCGGTTTTCTGCCGTCCCTCGGCGCGGGCATCGTAGTAGTATTCTTTCACCCGATACCATACGCCTTCCTTCCGTCCCCAAAGACCGAAGGAGGCGGGGTTCAGCGTGCCGTAGTCGCAGGAAATGCGCCAGCGGTCAAAGCCGTCCTGCGGTACGTCCACCATGGCGGAGGGGTCGAAAAAGTCGTACACCAACCCCTCCGCCGCCACCCATTGACCCAGCACATACCGCTGGTAAAAAACACCCCGAAACATGCGCTCGTACTTCCTGCGTGTTCGGGGGGACAAGCTGGGATTGTCCTCCATGGTGAAGTGGAGGTACAGGGCGTTTTTCTCTTCCGCCTGACAGATCCACTCCTTGTAGAACCAGTGTTCAGGCCCTGCGGGGTTGCAGGAGAACCAGATGCGTCCTCCCTCCACCGAACAGCGGGCGCAGGCCTGCTCCACGAAAGAGCGGGGCATGAGCGCCGCCTCGTCCATGAGTACACCTGCCAGCGTCACGCCCTGAATGAGAGCGGGACTGCCCTCGTTGCGCCCGCCGTAGAGGTAGAAAGTATTTTCCCTTGCGCCCCGCCGTATTACGATCTGCCCCTTGCTGAACCGCTCTTCAATCTGAAATCCCAGACGGCGGAGCAGGGGAATGACGGGGGTGAGCAGATTTCTCCGCACACCGCTTTGTGTTGTGGCGCACAGACCGAACTGCTGTCCCTTGAAATTGCTCATAGCCCACAGAAAAAAGGCGGTGCCCATGGCAAAGGTCTTGCCCGAGCGCACCGCACCGTCGCAGATCACCGCGTCGTAACTCTTCCACCAGTGAAACAGCCTGCGCTGTTTGGGGGAAAATGCGGGCAGATTCAC